TGTTGATTGTAACTGACCTTGACTGATAGCAAGATTAGAAAATATGTATTGTGAATTATTTGATTTTGTTACAGATGTATCATTTAAAACTGTAAAGTTGTAAGATTTACCATCTATTTGATCCGATAAAAATGAAAATCCTTCTCCTAATGTTAAAGTGCCAGCTTTTGTAGTGCCAGAATTTGCTGTAAGTGTAATTGTAGCTACGGGCGCTTTTCTAGAATGTGGTGTGTAACCTAAAGTTTTTGCGTGTGATACTGCTGAGTCACGAAGCAAAGCGGTATCTAAAAATGATTCATTTGCAACCATATTCAAATAGTAGGCATTATAATGTGTGTTATAAGCCAGTAAATCTATAAGAACAGAAAGACCTGAACCATCAAAATCGTAATCAGTAAATGTGCTTTGCTGTTTTAGAAAAGATTTTAAATTATTCTTGATTGTATCAAAATCAAGTTCGGTAACTCTTAGTCTATCAACCATTTTATCTTACTCTCTCTAAAAAGAAATCTATTGAAATTGGAGCTGCATTGTTATTCATATAAAACTCTAGATTAACAGAGTATCCATTTTCATCAGGTGCTGGCACAGCAGTAACATCTTTTACAGTAGCTCTTGGTTCAAAGTTACCTATCACCTCTGTTATTTCTCTTTCTAATTGAGCGCCTGTAAGATTATCAACTTGTTCAAAAAGCATCCTTCTTAAATTAGAACCAAGCTCAGGTTGAAAAGGTCTTTCGTAATGATTCGTTAAGACCAGATTCTTAATAGAGTTTACTATTGATCTTTCATTTTTAAATTGAGTAACATCTTTTGTTGTTGGGTGAACATTGAAGTTCAAATCCAAATCATTAAATGCTCTCTCTGTTTTTATTGTTATCTCTGCCATTTCTTATTTATTACTAACCTCCAATTTTAACCGTGCCGGAACCAGAAGATATTGTACCATCTCCTACTGGATCTATATCTGCAACGGTATCTCCTATTCTCGCAGCTCCTTCAGAGCCGTTATTTAAATTAATTGTTTGTCCGTTTATCTTTACATCACCTGTTACATTTAAATTATAGTCGCCATCTACTTGAATGTTTACATCACCTTTAATCAATACAGACTCGTCCTTGACAACTATTGTAAACTTATCTCTTTGTATTCTTTCAACTCTATCACCACTTGGAGTAAACTCCATGTAAGAACCTGCACGGTGATATAGATTAATTCTTTCATTATCTCTTGTATCATCAAACTCCATAACGTGACCCGATTCAGATTCATATACCCTATTATATGGGTACTTTGCATTGTATGAAGGAACTGGCTCAACTGATGATGTATCATTTGCCGTAATACGAGCATTTTTAAAAGACACAGCTGATTCTGTATTTGCCGTTTCATTTCTTGCAAGTCTTGAAGTTGTTGGCTCATCTAAATTTCTAGGATAATTATTTGCAACTGGATTTACTGGTACAGATTCTACACCAGTTGGTTTAATCGGTGCAATATCTAACTCTTCTTGTGTCCTAGGGTCATTGAATGCTTCCTGAGGGTTTGGCTCAGTTAATGGTATATTTGGAAAAATACCCATCATAACTGGATCTTGTCCGCCCGTATCATCAAGAAAAAACCCAAAGACCATATCACCTTCTTTTGGTGGATATGGGTGTGGATTATTTAACGGCAACATGGGTTTTGCCCACGGCAAGTCTTTTGTTGGCACTCGTATCTTATCATTGGGGTGCCAACCAACACATCTCACTTTACAACGACCTAATTTAAGTGGATCTTGTCTATCTTCAACAACACCAACCCACCAAACGAAGCCGTTTCTACCTAAGAAAGTATCATTATATTCCATTTAATATGCCTTTAATGTTTCGCTTTGTTCTTCGGTTTCTTGCTGTACGAAATCTAAATCTGATGATGTTGATGAACATTCAATTATACTTTCGTGTTTATCAACAGTTAAAATATGTCTTGATGCTGTAATTAAGTATTTACCCGATAAAAGTGGATTTTTATTTTCATCACCTTCACCTTTTTCTCCGAAAGTAGGTGCATTTACATTTACATTAAAACCTGAACTTAAAGTAAAATTTCCAGGCATTACAAGTTTTACTCTTCGCATTTTTAAATTTTCAAATATAGCTTTTCTTTGAAAAGCATAATCTTCTGTTCTTGAATTATATACAACTGATTCAGGATCATGTTCTCTTACATAATTACTTAAAGCTCGTGTTGTTGAAAAGGTATCTAAAACTATTCTTGAATCAAACATGGCTGAATTTAAAAGACCATCTTTATTTTTAGTTGCTGAAAAATTTGGTGTTTTATTACCATGTTTCATGTTACCATAGTGGTCATCAAATGATAACGGCCTTCTTGATATATTTTTTGTAACTAAATCGAAACCAATGAAAGTACCTGCATCAACACCTTTTCTTGTTCTTGCTATACTATCATATTCTGAAATGACTTCAAATGATCTCGCTGTTGACAATTCTTCAAAAGCAGAATCTTTTTCGTTTTTATTTTTTGTTTCAAACTTTACATCTAAGACAAAAGGTTTTTCTAAGAATGAACTTAAAGATGCAAAATTATACCCAATTAAATTTTGAAAAAAAACATAACTTGGTGAGTTTTCATTGTTTACAGTTTTTCTCATCACCCATTCTATAGCTTCAATTGGTCTTAAATTTGGTATAACAGATTGCCTAATACCTGAAGATGGTTCGTAAACACCACCTAAGTTACTTTGTGGTATTAACAAATAGTCTAGCATAATTCTTTCAACCATTTCAGTATATGTTTTTGTATATGATTGATTAACTCTTTGTTGATCTGAAAATATTAATTCTTGTGATACAAAATTTAAAATGTAAGTTTCGGAGCTTTCACCATCTGCACTTCTATCCGTTTGTTTATAAACTCTAAAAGCCTTTTTTAAGTTACCTATTGTGCCTTCTTCATCTTTTTGTATGTCTATCAAAATAACTTCTGAACCATCAAACAATAATTTAGAGGACATTCCAACAGAATCCTTAATCAATACATTACCACTCATAACAGGCATATAAATTGAATCAAAAATACTCAATTCTAAAAAAATAGTAGATATATCTATTTTACCATTTTTTGACACAATAGCTAATTCATTAATTTTAAAGTCAGTTGACTTTGATACAGTAAGACTCATCTTGTAAACACTCGCTTAAACTCTTTTTCTAATTCTGCAACAAATTCTGGTTTCAATATTTTAATTTTTCTCTTCTCTTCATTTTTATTAAACTCATAGGTATAGTATGATTGTGTAAACTTTTCTGTTTTTTCTTTTACTTTTGAACCATCAACAAGAGAGAATACAGATGTGCTAGTTGCCGTTGTATTTGCATATGTGTTTTTATCTACCTCTGTTTGAACTACAAGTGTTGTATTACTGACTGATTCTGATATTGAAGATACGGTATTTTGAGCATTTATTGTTCTTGTTGTTTTTAAGAAATATGCCTGTATATTATTTTCACTTAGAGCCCATGTAACACCAGTTTGTGTTGGTGTGTTAGCTGATCCGTTAGCTGTATATTTGTTATTTACATAAGAAATAAAATTATCTTGTGTAAGTGGAAAGTCCCATTGTGGGTCAATTACTTGATTAAAAGATAATACGATCCAATGTCTTTCAGGATTGCCATATATTTTACTTGCAATAATCTCTGCTGTATCTGTGTCTTGAATATCATATGGATAAAATACGCCAGTATTATCTCTTAGATTGTTTGCAATTGTAAATCTAGAAACAATACTTGTAACAGTATCTACACCTTTTGAATTATTATCAGATGTATAAAAGGTTGTTGGAAAAAATCTAAAATAATTGGCCATTTTTTTATCCTAGTTAAGTTCTGAATCCGCCAGTTGTATTTTTCAATGCCTTACTTACACCTGTGCTTGTAGTTTTAGATGTTTCAGAACCTGAAAGACTATTACCAACCGTATCATCATAATCAGATTTTGTAAGATAAGAGGTCTCTTGAAATTGTAATACTAAATTTACAGCAAATGGCATACCAGTTCCACCTAATGATGGACTTGTTTCACCTGGAACCTCATAGAAACTTGCACCACTTGGTGCGTAATTTATATCTATCGTTGTAAGAATACAACCCGGTGCGATACCCGGAATATTTGGATTTATTCTACCACCATAATAAAACTCAATATCAAATTCTGAAGGTGGTACTAAAAATCCTGGAACACCTGCTAATTTTTCAGGTGCTTGATGAAATGTA